ACTCTTCAGGAATTAGAAGAACGTATTTACAAAATTGATGACAAAATTGATATAATTAAAGAGATTGAACAGCTTGTAGAACGCATTCAAGTAAAGCGTGAAGAGGACAAGGAGAAAGTTAAGCAATTTCTTATAAAGAAATTCAACCATGATATGGCAGGATGATGCAATAACTTTTCAAGAGGCAATGGAAAAGGAAACGAAATTCATTAAGTTTGTCTTTCTTGAAGGAGCGTATATAGGCAAAAAACTTGGCAACGAGTTATTTTGCGATTTTCATCCAACGATTGAAACTGCAAAACTTTTGAAACAAGCGATAAAAGTTTATAAACCAATTGTGGTGCCAGACCCTTACAAACCAACCAGAGAAGGCTTGCTTACCAACACAGGACAATACATTTACTTCAGACAATCAATTGTTTATTACGATGGTATTATTAGACCAGTCTTTTTCAGCAAATACTACTCTTCCGATGTGTTTGATGTTCAACCTTTCTCTTTACTCGCAAGAGTGTGGAATAGAGAATTAGATTTAAAAAAAGCACAACAAATTTATCTGGAGGCGATGGCACGATGAGGGTGCTTGTTTTTGGAACAGGTATTGAGTTTAGCCATGTGCTTGGTTTAGCTACGGCAGGGCATGAAGTGTATTACTACACAGACTACATTTCTCCGTATCCAAGTTTTGATGACTTTGCGACAGGCTACGGGTTTGAGAACATCCAAAAAGTGCATAATCCTTTTGCTTACATAGACAAAGTAGATAAAGTTATTACTTTTGACGTGTATGGTGGAGATTTATTTACGTTTCTTGCAAACAAAGGCTACAAAGTTTTTGGTGGGGGAGTAGCTACAGAACTTGAACTAAACAGAAAGTTTCTCAAGCTTATGCTAAAATCTGCAGACATTCCAACCCCAGAATACAAGATTGTAAGGGGTTTTAAGAACATCAAACCACCTTGTGTGGTGAAACTTTCTATTTTCAGAGGTTCAGCGGAGACTTTCTTTATCAACAATGAAACGGAAAAGCGGAATTACGAAGTCAAACTGCGTAGAGAATTTGGAGAATTTCTTGACAGAATAGAGTTTGTTGTGGAAGAACGGCTTGAACTTGATGATAGATACGTTGAGATTGGAGTAGATGCGGTGTATGACTATGAACAAGGCGGATTTCTCTTTCCAATGCTTTGTGGTATTGAGTATAAGAAAGGTGTATATGTAGGTAGAGTTTGCAACAGCTTGTCAGAGGTGCCAAAGTCTATGCAGGAAACACTTGTAAAACTTGACCCTATTTTAAAGAAACTCAAATACAAAGGTTTCCTAAGCACAGAAGAGTTTATCAACACACGAGGCACAGACCACTATTTCCTTGATATTACTGTCAGGTCTCCATATCCTCTTGGACTTGGCTACAGATATGCGATGACAAACTTTGCTGATGTGGTGTTAAACGGTGCAAAACCTGTTTTCAGAGACAAGTTTTACGTGGCTGTGCCTTTGAAAATTGAAGAAGCTAAAGACTTTTTTGTGTATGTTGATACTCCATGCCCAGAAGAGGATGCAAGATTTAACTTTGAAGCTTTGATGAAAATTAGAGATGAGTATTACGTACCAAAAGGTGAGGCTACTCAAGGTTGCGTATGTGAGTGTTTTTCTTCACTTGATGAGGCTAAGATTATGAGAATTATGGAACAACTTGTAAAGAAAGTTTCTGCTATATCTTTATCCGATGACTTAGCTAATTTGCCTAATGCTTTGCAGGAGGCAAGGAAGCTATGGAGATAATGAAATACACACGACTTGAAGAGTTGTTGAAAGAGTATGAACAAATTCAGTCTTTCAATCAGAGAAGTCTTGATATTATGTCTATTGAGGTTCAGTTTCAAGGCTACAAGAAACTGCTTGAAGAGATTGAACGAGAAAAACGCAACCTTGAAAAGCTTGAGAGACAAGCTGATGTGCTTGGTATAAAGAACCCAGTTAGAACAAAGAATGAGATAGCGTTAGTAAAAGCAAGATTGCTTGAACTTGAGAAAGCGATTTATGATGCTTTTAAATCTTTCCGTGCAAAAGAAGAGAGCACACCAACTACTGCAATTCAAATAAACATCATGACTTCCTCCCCCAGCAGTCCGATTGTGGAGGAAGAGTGATGAGTGAAGTAAAGCCTACACTTGTTTCTTACGAAGGTATAGAAGAAACAGTTCCTACGAATTCTTGGTTAAGCAATTTTCCGACAAACAAATGGATAGATGCACGAAGCAGAAACTGGTATTGGATTACGGTTAATGCTGTTAATGTTTCAAGTGCTTATGAATACAAAGTGAGGTTTGAAGCTCCCGTAGAGAATACGATTTTGATTTTTCCGTTTGTAGTTAAAACTTCAGACAAAAGTATTAAAAAAGTTTTTATAGATGGCGTTGAGTATCCAGTAAGAAGCAAAGAGAATTACGGAGACAGATTTGTGGTGTCTGGACAAGAGTTTAGCTTTAAAGTTGCAACGAAATACAAGCTCACAAAGAATACTGTTCCAATTCTCACGCTTGAATACAAGCAAGCAGTGTTTAGAAGCACAGAGTTTTTAACAAGTGAATACATCAGACTGAGATATACATCTTCTGAATTCAGCACAGTTAAAGCATTGAAAACGAACTACATAGCAACACGAAATACACAAGCTTTGTATATCAATTCAAACATGGCGATTTGCAACCATGTTAGAACACGCACTTTTTCAAGCATATTTAACAATGTAAATGTCTTTTCTGTTCCAGTTATAGCCAACTGTAGAAGCACCTCTTGGGAAAGGTTTGGAGGTATATGGCAATCATGCGAAACGTGGATGCCATTGACCTAACCAAGCTACCGATTGTGAATATCAAAGGTGATGCAGTGTATTTATCTGAAGAAGGTTTTATTGTGTTTCCTCAAATTACGAGACAAAGAAACCTTGAGATAACTACACTACCTAATAACTTTGTAGAAGGTTTTGTTTTAAACGACAAGGTGTTTTTGGTTTTGAGTAGAGGTGATTTATATGATGTTTTTTACGAAAACACAATCAGAACTTTTACTAAGTTTGCAGGTGTGGTGGTGTTTGGTGATGTTATTTTTTGTTTTGTAGATAACAACAGATGCTTGGTTATTAATACGGCAACAAATGAAGTTAAAACTATAACAATCTCAGAACCTTCAAATATTGTCTTTGTTTATCAACTATCAGCTTATCTGTTTGCAGTTATTACAACTTCTCCGACTACTGTGTATATCTACAGCATGGATGATGCAGGAAGCATCGCAACAGCAAATGATGGAGATGTGATAACTCTTCCAGCTTACACGTACGGTGTGTTTGCCAATCCTAAAGTTAATCCAAGACTTGTAAAGAAAGACAATCTACTCTATCTTATTGGCGACGATGCTACAGTCTTGCTTAGTTTTCAAATCTCAGACATGATTTACCTGAGAACTGAAGAGACAGCTTTGCAAAAAATTTCCCCTTTTCCAGAGTTTGAGGAACAAGGTCTTGAGTTTGTGAGAGAAGTACAGAACTTCTTTCTTTTCAGAAACTCTTTGTTTAATAACTTTGTGTGGATTAGCAAAGGCGACAGGCGGGTTTATTTTTCCACAAACTACTTATACCTATCCCAACATCATGTGATATATGACAGAAACCTCTACACCTTGCAAGATGTGATAGACCCAGACCAACCAAACATTCCACTTCAGAAAGAATTTACTGTGAAGTTTAAGAAAGGCGGATTAAACGGCATAAGCTTAGAAGTGCTTGAAACCACAGATTACGACTTAGGACACATGGTAGTGCTTAACAGGTTCCTTGACTTTCAAAACTTTTTCAACTACTATATTCATGCAACACGAACACATTACAGACTTGCTGTGCGAGGAGAGGAATTTGTGGTATCTCTATACACAGACCAAGCGTGTAGAATAAGGAGTTTTCAGGCATGGTGAGAATTATCAAAGCAGGTAGAAGTTTTAGAGTGGAAAAAGGAGTTGTGATTTATGTTGGTAAAGATTTATCTGTGAAAGCGGAGTTGGTAGAACAACCAAAGATTGTATCCATTGATGCAGATCTATATTCATGTGCTATATTTATATCTGAGGAGGACAAACAATGGCGACGGAAATAACTGTTGCATATGCACAAGCGGTAGTTACAAACATTATACAATCAAGTTATGTAGCTTTGCTTAGACAAGATGGTTCGGAGTGTCCAATTGGTAGAATAGCATTTGGTATTGCTGTTGTAGATGCAACAACTGACCCAGATTATATTGTAATCTCAAACTTGAATGAAATAGTTTTTCCAATAGCATCTGTTGATGTAGCACCATCAAGTAATCCCGTAGTCCAAGTAGCTTTGTATAATGCCAATACAGGTGGAAACCTTTTAGCTAAAACCGATGTGGTAGCAAAACCATACTTAGCTGGAGACCAGTTTAAAATTCCAGCAGGTTTGTTGCAATTCAAAATAAAGAAAATTGTTGAATGAAGGATATAATCCTCACTCCCAAACAAGAAGAAATAATCAAAGCATTTTTTGAAGGCGACAAGCTTTGGATAATGTCTGTTGGCGGTAAGGGTTCAGCTAAGACTACTGCTACTTTGTTTATTCTGTTGCGTTTAATGTTTGACCAGCAATATGCAAAAAGCAAAATACTCGTAGCACGGGAAAGTCTTAGAGATCTCAAAAACACTTTAATTGATGAATTTATCAGACTTTGTAATGAGAAAGGCATTAAGCTTGGCATAGACTACGATGAGAACAAACAACTTCAAAGAATTTTTTCGTATGTTAATCAGTCTGAGATATTTTATCTAAGCTTGTCTGACAAAAATGAACAATACAAGACTGTTCGTTCATACGAGTTTAATGTGATAATCATTGATGAGTTAGATAGGCTTAGCCAGAAAGCGTTTATAGAGGCGTCTGAAAGGTTGAGATACCCCCATCGGTTTATTCGTGGGCTTGTGAATTTGAACCCTGTTCCAGAAACACACTGGATTTACAAGGAGTTTGTAGAAGAAAGCGGAACTTTTGCACCATTTGTGCGTATTATCAAATCAAGCGTGTATGACAATTTCATTTACGTAAAAGTATCAAAAGATTTCTTAGCTAAAGCAGATACATACATCTACGACAATAAAGTCTATTATGTTGTCAATAACAGGCGGTATGAGATAGTTTCAGAGAAAGATGGTGAAGTGATAGCTAAACGGTTTAACCCTCCACACAGCTACCTTGCACAGATGGAACACAGACCTTACTACTACAGAAGAGTAATGCTTTATGGTGAGTGGGGCAACGCATACTTTGAAGGCAACGGCATCTACACTGAATACTTCTCTGAAGACAATATTTACTCTGACTGGAATGCAAATTCAACCATGCCTTTTTACTACAACTTTTATGCAGGTATTGATTTTGGTTTAAGAAGACCTGCTTATGTTTTGCTTGTTGAAGATGAACTTGGTAGGTTGATTGTAATGGATGAGTTGCTTGGTGAAAATGATCCTTTGGTTGTGTTTATAGAGAATGTGGCAAAGAGATTGAGAAGCAACTTTGGTATTACAATTCACGATGTAGAATGGTGGGGTGATATAGCTGGCAGACAGAGAGACCAATACGAAGGACTGTCTCTGCTTAAGAAAATCCAAGATGAATTCAGAATAAACATTAAAACTATGCAAGTCCCACAACTTCAAAGCATTGAAGCAATACGAGATATGCTTATTACGGATATTCAAGGTAAAAAATGGTTGCGTGTATATCAGAACTGCCACATAACTATGAACGGCTTGCTTGGCGAGTTTCAAATAGATGAGAGAGGTAAATTGTTGAAAGATGGCTACTACGAACATATTCACGACGCTTTGCGATATGTTTGCTATCCGCTTTACAAAAAAGCAAAGACTTCAAAACTCGTGATAAAAACACCAAAATATTGACAAAACTTCAAGAAGATGAGTGATAGGCTTGAGGATTTGATTAAAGAAGTTGAAGCTTTGCTTGGTAAGAGCGAAGAAGAGAATTTTTCTGAGCAAGCTTATCAGTCAGAGCAAAATGTAGATCATCAGCAAACAAGCTACGAAATAGAAGGACAAGAGCAAGATGATTATCAGCAAACTTATCAAAAGTTATATTGGGAGAATTGGAAGAACTTAGGAAGAAGTGTGTTTATTGGTAAATACTCAAGCGTACCTAACATTGCTAAATATTTACCATTTATAGAACAGCGAGCTGAGTTAAAGTTTCAAATTGATGTAGCACAAGGCAAGGTAAAAGATAGCTATGATAAATATCTTGAAGAAGCATTTAGAGAAGTTCGTGAAGAACTCGGAGCAATAAGCAAAGATTATGTTGATATAAGCAAGACTTTCGTTATTCAGGAGAATATGTCCAAGCAAATGGCGGAGAAGCCTTATACCATTAAAGACTACAGAAACGACTACAAGAAAATGCTTGAGTATGCTACTTACAGAGATGTGGCGGAAATTGTCTATAAAGATGGCTCCGAGAGAGGGCGGTATGGTGAGCCTAAACTTAGACTTGGCGAAAGAATTGATGAGATTAATATTTAAATAAAGGAGGTGTGAAGCATGGCAATATTTTGGCAACCTACTATAACACCTATGAGCCAGTTAGGTTTTAGTGATGATGAATTTTTCTCTTACAGCACTGAGGTAGGAACCTATAAGCTTAGCAGAGCGTCTATAAGCAGAGAGATAATGAAGAAAGCAATGCCTGAGCTGACGTTCAGGAAGTTCGTGTCCAAATGGACCGATTTTCGTGCGGGAACGGACAGATACTTTGAGATGTGGAAAAAGACCACAGCTCCATTTAGTCAATACTGGCAACCCGTAGGAGAATTTGACCCTCTACCTACCGTGCATCCTGCTTACAAGAGATATTCAGTAAGTGTAGAAGAAAGAGGTGCTCAGATACCCTGGACAGAGAGGGCACAGATTTTCTCTGTGATAGACATAGAAAGCGAAATCAGGAAGCATCTGGAAGAAGTAGTTGTAGGTTCCATAGAAAGAGACTTGATAAAAAACGCATTTATGTATCTTGATGTGCTCGGTCTTTATACCTCAAGCGGACTTGAAGTGCATGTAGGAGTATCTGTTAATCAAACAAAAACGTTTGCAGAAGAAAGCGGTTTCCCAATTACGATTAACCAATATACTATACCAGCAAACACGACCTTTGAACCACTAACTCTAAGTGCAATAAGGCAATTTGTAATGGAATTGGCAAGGTTGAATTGTCCAAGCTACGACGGAAGAGGTTTTGGTAGATATGTAATAATCATAAACGCACAAGCAAAGAACAGAATATACTCCGACCCAGAGTTTCAAACCATCTTCTCCAGATTGCAAGATACTAGAGCATTCAAAGAAGGTTATATCGGAACCTACTACGGACAAGAGATAGTAGAAGACAACGGTAGATGGATAGAGTTTGTGTTTGGTGAGGTTAATCCAAGCTTGCTTGACAAGTCTATCTGTATCTTTCTTGGAAGAGATGCAATAAGAGAAGCGATTGTGAAGCCTGAAGAGTTCATGCATCAAAAAGGAGACTTCAACAGGTTCCGTGCGATAGGCGTGAATACCTACAGAGGCGAACAGCCTACGTGGTTTGCGGTGGAAGGGCAAGCAGTTGGAGGCATATTGATAGCTGGATAATAAATCATGACCAATGAGGAGTTGGTCAAATTCGTCATAGAGGATAGAAAAGTCCCTTACAACGACCAACTCCTCTCTCTTGCTCATCAATACTTCAAACTTGTAATAGAAGACCTTGAGAAGAGAAACAATTTCAACTACATGCGAAGAACTTCTCTTTTCACTCTTCTCAAAGGCACCTACTCTGTAGATTTCACTGAAGATATTAAACAGTTCAATGAGATAATAGACAAAAAACGCAGAACAAAACTTTTGGGCGATGAAGATGTAAAAGTGATGTATGCCTACGCAACAGATATACAAGGCATACCGACGAGGTATCTGTATATCCCAAACACTAACTCAATCGGCGGGACACTCTACTTTGATTGTCCAGCATCCGACAACATTGATTACATAACAGATTACTATGTTTATACCTATCGTAGCAACCTCGTAGAACCAGACCAATCTCATCCGTTAATTTTTGAAAACAAAGCTTTGTTAATTCACGCACTCAGCTATTGGATTGAGAGATACTTCACAGCAGACATTGGTCTTGAAGCACAAGCAAAAGCGGTACAAGAAGCGTTGGAACGAGGCGTTCAATCTATGCAACGGTTTAAGAA